ATCCAGGGTCGGAATCATACGAACACAATTTTTATTATTAATACCCCACATCCGTTTAAACAGTTCCTCACTAGAAGGATTCTGCCCATCCGTTTGCAATTCCTTCGGAGCATCCGAGGTAGATCGCTTGTTGAGTTTCGCACCCAGTGTTTTTCCAAAGGCAATGGCGTCATCCTGAGATTCAAACACCCGATGTTGTTTATCCGTGTCCTCCGCTTTGAATTTCATTTGTTTCTCCTTCGTGATGCGTATATTTTCAATCGCGGACACCCCAACCTCCCCCATTTCGTTCATGGGTTCCCTGTAATCATGTCGCGTAACAACGTCTCCATTGTGATCACATGCCATATTCCGAGCACATTCTTCCATCACATGACAACGATGCATGATTGTTGTCGGGCAATACACCTGCGTCTGTATATATTTTTCGCCCCAATCCTTCATGCGCCCGGTTATTCGTCCAAACAATTGGTATATTTCGTCATTCGCAAGATCCAAATGTCCAAATACGGCAGAAGTAAATGACCCCAGCAATTTATGTGTGAGAGTTTGTCCCATTCCCACACATAAGAATCCAGTGATCACGATCGGACGGCTCTGAAGCCCATGTTTCATAGCCAGACGAGTAATCGTTTCGCAAACCTCCTCCTCTTCCGAAGCTAGCGGGAGCGTTTTAGTATTTCCAACGGGATCCTTGAATTGAAGCGTTTTCTCAAATCCATTGATCACTACCACGACGCATTGCGGGTTGATACGAAATACCAGATTTCGGACAGTATTGTGTCCAATACGGCGAATATGCGCCGGGATAAAGGTCCGTGTATTTTCCAATAGAATTTCCGGATACATGTCCAACACATGTTCAATAAACCCAACGGTTTGATGATCTAGAGCGTCAAAGTCGAATGGCATTGGACGGATATACGGCTTTGGAAAGAAATCATCAATGCAATTGAAAACCATGTCATTATATCCGGCATAGTTCGAGTCATTGAAGTGATCCAACTGAATCAGACGCAATTTCGACCAAAACCCCGACGTCTTCCATATTTTATCGGGGGAGGCAGTGAGAGCAATAATCCCTTTTACGATTTCAAGAGAGTGAATAAGTTCAATTTGAGAACGAAGCGATTCGGAGATATACTGATGGAGCTCATCATAATAGGCAAAGGCACGCAAAATATTTGTTTTATTTTTATCAATAACTGTAAGGAAGTCGGCACCATCATCATATCGGCGCGAATTGCTGCACATAACAACGACTCTAGGACAAGTCGTTTCGTCGAGACAAAGACCCTGTAATTCCGCTCGATTACGAACGTGGATATACTTACCATCATATTTGGACGCAAACACACATATAGACCCACGTCCATAGGTGTTTTCAATTGTTTGCAACCGTTTCGCAAACTGTTTGTTATTTAATAACGTATTCATCGTGAAAACGATGTGAATGCTTCTGCCAAACTCATCGTCCTGTTCAATCTCGGTAAGAATGCGATTGATCGCAGTGAAGGTCTTCCCCAACTGAGTAAGGAGGACACAGAGAATAAACTTGCAAGCTTGTTCGACGGAATCCATTTTGTTAACAGTGTATGTAGTTGTTGTCAGGTCGTCGAGGCCAAAAGGATTCAATTTTACGCATTTGAACATTATTATACATCTTCATCGGTGTAAACCGCACAAAATGCGGTTAGTGTTCATCGGCGTATAGCAAAACCGTGTAAAAATATTTGGACATTCTATAAACCATATAAAATGAATTCCATAAAATATCTTGATGAGCAAGATATTATACGACACCCCATATTATCATTCATCTAATTTATCTATCGAATTAAAAGAAGAAAAACCGACCGATGACGATGGTGAAAGTAGTATCACCGAAACCATCAAAAAGGAATCTGTATATAGCATACTGAGAAAGATAAGAAACAACTGTATACAACTCAGTATATACCACAACAAGCGATATCACTTTTACAAGAACGTTTTGTTTACCTTCTTTCGTATCCCACTTATTATCCTAAGTGGGTTCAATTCATTTGTTGCCGTAGGTTTGCAGTCGCAGATAACTCAATCAACGATCTCTATCGTGAACGCCTTAATATCTCTCTTCTGCGGAATTCTAACGAGTGTAGAGTTGTTGTGGAATTTACAAAAGAGAATGGAAAACGAACTGGACTCGCATAAAAATTATTACAAGCTCAGTATCGAAATATTGAAATTCATAGAATTAGACGAGACACTGAGCGTAAGTGCAATCAAGATCTATTTAAATACGGTATATAAAAACTATGAACAATTGATAACAACGAGCAATGCTGTAAATATATATCGCCGCGGATTTAAGGATGAATTGGAACAGGTGGACGGTATAACCGTTGAAATCATACCCCCAAATCACTGTTGCTATTGCTTTTGGTAATACCCATCCGGCGTCCGAGCGTGTAAAAATTGATAAATGATGTGATAATATTCCTTATCTCATAATTATATAAATGGCATCGAGCACGCGACTAGATAAATGGTTAACGGTTGGCGTTCGACCGCCTAAACCAGCGATTCCCGCGGATCCACCATCGACCAAACGAATCGTCTTGTCCCTTCCAGAGCCGACGCCCCCTGCACCACAAGAACCGGAGGAAACCCTCGACATAAAGGATTTGTCGCCGGAACAGAGAATCGCTTATCATCAATTCATCAAAGGAGGCAACGTGTTTATCACCGGTCCGGGTGGAACCGGAAAAACCCGTCTCATCAAATACTTGGTGCAATTCGCAAAGTCCATGAATAAAAAGATCCAAGTATGCGCACTCACGGGTTGCGCCGCCATATTGTTAGAATGCAATGCACGAACCATCCATTCGTGGAGCGGAATCAAACTAGCCAAGGATCCGAAAGAAAAAGTGATCGATTCGGTCCTGCGTAATAAGCATCAGGTGGCAACGTGGAAGAAGACGGATTGTTTAATACTCGACGAAGTAAGTATGTTATCGCGAAAAATCTTCGAAATCATCGAAGAAATCGCGCGACGAGCACGTAAAAACAGTGCACCCTTTGGAGGAATGCAGGTCGTATTCACCGGCGATTTTTACCAATTGCCTCCGGTAGGAACATACGGAGAAACAGACACAGATGCCTTTTGTTTCGAATCGCCCATATGGAACCAGGTATTTCGAACGGAGAATCACATCGAGCTCAAGACCATTTTCAGACAGACCGACCCAGTCTATGTAAAAATATTACAGGAGGTGCGCGAAGGCAAGATCAGCGAGGCCAGCATCCAAACCCTCCAGATGCGAACGACCAGCACCTATAAGGCGGAGGACCACGCCGGATGTGCGCCGACCAAGCTGTTTCCACTGCGATCCAAGGCAGATTATGTCAACTCCACCATGTTCGCCAGATTGGCCGAAGAAGAACACGTCTATTCCGTGATTCAAAAATCAGATTGTATCGTTAAAATGGATACAGGAAAGGAGTTGAAATCCACCGAATTGTCGGAATGTCTTCGTCTAACCGCGAAGGAGCGCGAACATGAACTAAGTCTGTTAACGACAAACAGCCCATGTATACAGACCCTGCGGCTAAAAAAGGGAGCCGCGGTTATGTGTATAGTGAATTTGGACATTCCGAATGGTATATGTAATGGTTCCCAGGGAATCGTCGAGGGTTTTGCAAAAACATCGCAAAACGAGGAGTTGCCGATCGTGCGATTTTCGAATGGAATAACCAAGACGATCTCTCTCCATTATTGGCAATCGGAAGACTATCCGATGTTTGCGGTGGGCCAATATCCACTGTGTTTAGCCTGGGCGCTCACGATTCATAAGATCCAGGGCGCGACGTTAGGGATCGCCGAAGTAGACATCGGGCAAAGTATATTTGAGTATGGTCAAACCTATGTAGCCCTATCCCGTGTCCGCACCCTGGACGGTCTATATTTGTCCGCCTTTCAGCCGGAAAAAGTGTGCGCAAATCCCAAAGTATACGCTTTTTATCAGGATAAGATTGTCGACCGCGCACCAGTTTCCGTTGCCACTATACAAACCACTCTAGCATCCATAAAACCGGCGAATTTAGAAGAAGAGACCGATTATATGGAAACAAAACCGCCCTCATCGGACACAAAGGTAATCCGATATCTGTAGTCAGAAATAGTGAATCACAATAATTTCAAAGAATACAAACAAATAAAAATAGTAGTATCATATTATACAATGGTGGCAGGAAGCATTTTACCAATAACAATTTATAAAAATCGTCTCTATTTTTTATTCGGGAAAGAGAACCCAATGGAAGATAGTGCCCGCGGATGGTCCGATTTTGGCGGTCGCGTAGATGACGGAGAAAACCCCTTCTCAGCGGCCCTGCGAGAGGGAGAAGAAGAACTAACGGGTTTTTTAGGCGATGCAAGAACGATCAAAGAGCACATCCGAAAGAACGGCGGAACCTACAACATAACACACAACAAATACCATGTGCATATGTTTTATATGGACTATGATGAGAACCTGCCCAAATATTACAATCAAAACCATGCATTTTTATGGAAAAAAATGGACAACAAAGTGTTGAACGATACCAAATTGTTTGAAAAGATCGAGATCGGTTGGTTTTCCGTGGAACAGCTGCAGGAGCGAAAACCCGAGTTCCGACGTTTTTACCAAGAAATAGTCGACAAATTCCTGGAACAGGCGAACGAAATCCAACATTTCGCGGAAAAAAAGCGTCGAAAACCGAGCAAACCGTTCAGACAAATGAATAAAACCCAAAAACGGAACGACAAAAGCGATTAGCCTATGCATTCGTATCCGACGAATCGTCCATCCGGAAAGAACGATCCGAACGCCGACTAAATAATGAACCGATGAACCGTTTGATTATTTAGAATGATGATGAAACAACCTAATAAATATTGCGAACACAAGGTGTAAATAAAATACATCGTAATTGTATATAATATATTTTTGACGAATACAATATGTCAACTTCATGGAAAAAATATGGAGGTATAAGTCAATCAAATGATTTTAATACATTAAATGCGAGCACGATCATTGCAGACAAATTTATTTCAAGATCCGTGCGTCCAGCGTATCAATATTACAACGGCACGTATGAAGTGGCACAAGATTTAAGTGCGGGGATGAATATACTGGCCGGAAATAGCACGTATACCGCCGTAGACGCATATGTTAACCGAAATATTTACGCAAACAACAAAATATTTTTTGGCGGGAATGCGTTTGTGAACACGGGAAATACCTTTCCACAACTCCCATTGAACACGACCCATGCCTATTTATATGGCGATGCATCCAATATTGGTGTAAATACGCTCGCACCCAAGACGATTTTTAATATAACGGGAAAAATTCCAGCGGACACGGAAATACTAACAGTAGAATCGAGAAATGGATATATTCGCAACATCATCGCGCAAAACATGAATGCGCACGGAGTGGTCGTAGATGCGAGCGACAGCGAGTCCAACATTTATTTTTATACAGATGTAAGCACGAATAAATTAAATGCCCCCGATGCGAACATCAAATACAGTGTGGGGAAAGTGCTGTCCATGTCCACCGCGAATGGCATAACGACACGATCAAAATATTTTCGTGTCGATGCGTCGGGTGGGTCGATCTATTTTGACGGAACGAAATATCGCGTGGATGCTTCCGTGAACATGTTTTTCGATACGAGCAGCAATATCTTTATGCATTCCACCCAAAATATACAACTGAATGCAGACAACAAATATCGCCTGGATGCGTCAAATGGATGCATGCAAATCGACGACGCGGGTCTAATGGCATCCACTGGCGGAACCTTGGTATTAAATAGTTCGGGCGGATTGGTCGAAGTGCTCTCCAAAGAAATGAATATTCGCACTTTGGTTAATATCACTCCGCCCGTGAGAGGAATTTCGTCGGAATCGGTCTACAATGAAACGATAACCGTGTATGATAATTCCAACAGTGTCTTTTTAAAGAATGTGTATAATAGCAATGAGATCCAGACGGGAAATGCGATTACGGCAGTTGCAAAGGATGGGAGTGCAAATACCTTTATCCGAATGATTGCCCCCGTAAACAATCGAGGAAGCGCAATAGGAGGAGGTGTATTTCCGCCGGACACGGCTCGTGCAATGGCCATGTTTGGAGTCAGCGATTCGTCCGGTTCCTATATTCCCTCTCAAATGATCGTGTCAAGCAATAGCCGCGCAAAATACGCATCGACGCTAGGTATCAACACCTTTTCTCCCAAAACCGAGCAATATGTGCTGGATGTGAATGGATCGATGCACGTCGGGAACGGCGAGATCAATACCGTAGCGGAAGCGGGATTTGAAGTGAAACGACTGTCGTTTTCAAAGACGCAGCCAAATTATGGTATCGCGGTGGGAACTCCATCGACCGCTACTGTAAACAATTACAAACAATTTTTATTGTATACGGAGAATGGCGGGAAGTCATGGGCGCAAAGTGATATCTATGCGAAAACGACCGCCGCAGAAGAAATCAATAATGTGTCGTTCCCGGTCGTCGACGTCTATGACAATAATTATGCGTTTATCGGAGGCAACACGCAAAACTATGCCTATATAACGAACGATGGCGGAAGAAGCTGGGTCCGCCTACAGGGAATGCAACCCATTCTCGCGGCAAATCTGACCCAAATAAATGTCAACGAATTGCGTCTGTATGTATCCGAGCAAACGACCGATTTGTCTCAAAACATCTATTATACGGATATCTCGATCAATGCATTGTCGACCAACAACACCCTCAATATCGCGGGTAAACGAAATCCTCAAATCAATCCAAATCGCCCAGTAAAATCCGTATTAACCGGAAATTATTTCTATTTGGCCGGCGACAGTGGAGTGATACAATATAACCGATCCTCATACACAACCACCCAGGTCGTGAGTGGTAGAAACTATGCCGATATATATGCATATGACGAAAACAATATAATGGCGGTGGGATCCAATCTGATCTCCTATTATCGCAATAGCACTTGGACGCACGTAACCAATGCCCCAAACATTGGGGTAGTGAACCTACAACGTGTGTTCATGTATGATACGCAGAACATAGTGGCGGTGGGTTCTGCCGGAAAATTCATATACACGAGCACGGGTCCGGACGCAGCCATGTGGAAATATGTGCCCGACGAGATCTTAAATACCTCTGGAATGAAGGATCGGTTAACCGGCGCAGAGAATAACTTACTGGGTCTATCCATGCCAGATAAGAATACTTTTATCGTGGTCGATGTGATCACCACCTACGACAATACGATACCCAGGTTAGGATATAGCAAGATCCAATATGCCTTTTTACCCAATCTATTGAACCGACAAGGAAACACGGTGTTAGATGTGTCCGGAAATATGGTTATCTCGGGAGATATATACATAAATGATGCTGGAAAATTATATGTGGACGCAACCACTGTATTAAACCAAGATGTTTCGATGAACAGCCGGCTCTTTGTCTTTGGGGATGCATCCTTCATCAGCAAAGTCTTTGTCAAAGGAGACGTGTCCTTGAACAGTCGGCTCTATGTCCAATCCTCCACGATTCATCAAGGAGACGTATCGATGAACAGCCGATTGTTTGTGCAAGACGACGTGTCATTCAACAACAAACTCTTTGTGCAAAATCGGATCATAATGCCTTCTTTATCGAACGTGTCGGTAAATATAATCGACGGAAATGATGATGGTTCGGGCTACCTAACCAATGCAAATCACAGCAAAAATATTCAGGTTGGAGGAAATACAGTGTTAACGAACATTGGTCCGGTAGATATCGCTCTCAAATCGCAGACGCTGGAAACCAATAAAAAATATATTAACATTGGCGCGATCAATCCAACGGGAGGCGCCGAAACCGTGGTTATCCGAGTAGGAAATTATACCACGAATTTGGGCAGTTCTTCGAATATGATTTATATCGGCGGTGGAAATGACCAAGTAGAAATCGGAGGCAATGTGCAATTTACGACAACGGAGCAAATGCGTGTGAATAATCCATTGATCGAATTAAATGCAAATAGCAATGGAAACCTGACATCTGCGGGTGCGGGAATAATAATACGCGACAATTCGAACTCTAGGGCCGGCTATCTATTGGTATCGGATAACATGCAGGGGTATACGATCAAAGCCCCTATATTGGGTTCCCACCCCGTTGCATTAGAAACCCAACAATTAAATTTGAATCGATTTACGACTCCTATGCCCAATCTCGGGATAAGCAACGTGATCAATTCAGGCATCATGGTCTTAACCCCCAGTCCGAATTCGGATGCAAGTTATTCAATAACCGTGCAGCAGATGGACATTAGTAATATTTTAGTGCGCGATTCTGCGACATCGAATGATCAGACGCAAAAAATACTAACGAATCTTGTCGTGCAAAAAGACGTCTCCCTAAACAGTCGATTATATGTGCAGCAAGATGCGTCGTTCGGCTCGAGCATGTTTATCAATCAGGATCTCACAGTGAACGGGAATCTAAAAGTGCGGCAACAAACGGTGAATCAGTATATTATAAATACGACTACGACTGACTACACCTTAATTATCGCGGAAGATCTATCTCTGAATGGGCGAATGTATATAGCGGACGATGTATCATTCAACAGTCATTTATACGTGAACGGCAAAACGACCCATCAAGGGGATGTATTGCTCAACAGTCGTTTGTATGTCCTGCAAGATGCCTCTCTTAGCAGCAATCTCTATGTTATGGGTAAGACAACTCTCCAGGGGGACGCTACTCTCAACAGCAATCTGAATGTTCTTGGCAAGACGACCCACCAAGGGGACGTCTCATTGAATAGTCGTTTGTTTGTTCAACAGGATACCTCCCTGAGCAGCAACCTCTACGTTATGGGCAAGACGATTCTCCAAGGAGACGCCTCCTTAAACAGCCGATTATTTGTTCAACAAGACGCCTCCCTGAGCAGCAATCTCTACGTTATGGGCAAGACGATTCTCCAAGGAGATGCCTTATTAAATAGCCGATTATTTGTTCAACAAGACGCCTCCCTGAGCAGCAATCTCTACGTTATGGGTAAGACGACTCTCCAAGGAGACGCCTCATTAAATAGCCGATTGTATGTCTCGCAAGACGCTTCCTTCAATAATAATCTGTATGTGCTCAAGGATATAGAAGTGAATGGAAATCTATATGCACGCAAAAATATGAATCTGGACGGAAGCATGAATATTGTAGGGAACGTATCAATTGGGAATACGACAACCAATGCGAAACTGGATGTGTATCGTGATGCGGCTCCAACGAATGTGTCTGAGACGACCGGTATTGTAATGAAAGCCGGGTATACGAGAACTGCCGGTTCACCCTTGCTTGAGACGGGAATTCGTGTGGGTGATTATCAATATCCCGGATCTCGCATAGATATACCCTTGTCGGTATATGGAAATGGAAAGGAGATGATGCGAATAACGACGGATGCAAATGACATTTCAAACAGTGTGTATATTCTACCGAAGATGGGTCTAGGAACGAATACGCCAAATGTGTCCATCGATATTAGTTATACGGATGCGATACGCATCCCTCAAGGAACGACCGCACAGCGTCCCGTTCAAAATAACGCAAGTGAACAGACATACGGCGGATATATTCGTTATAACATAGATAACCACCAGTTTGAGGGGTTTGGACCCGGAAACGCATGGGGGTCGTTGGGCGGGGTTATCAACGTGGCCCAGAATACCAAGATCCTGGCCTCCTCACCGAATGCAGACTCAACCAACAACGAGTTAATGTTTATCACCGCGCCGACAGGAAATACGAATGCAAACGCCCAAGTCGAACGAATGCGAATAACCTCTGACGGAGATGTATCCATGAACAATCGCCTCTTCGTGCATGGATCAGCTAACTTCAATGGCAGTGTCAATGCAAACAATGGAATAGTGGCTACCGGATTGGTCGCCATACAAAACGACATATCCGTGAACGGACGATTGTATATGTATAACGACGCGTCTTTCGCCGGTGGTCTCTATGCAAACAATGGAATCGTCGCCACTGGATTAGTTGCCATGAATAACGATTTGTCGTTGAATGGACGATTGTATGTATACAGCGATGCGTCTTTCGCGGGCGGTCTCTATGCGAATAATGGAATGGTCGCCACTGGATTGGCCACGATGAAGAACGATTTATCCTTGAACGGCCGGTTGTTTACAGGAGGCGATGCTTCTTTCAATGGCGGTCTTTATGCAAACAACGGAATGGTCGCCACTGGATTGGTCATCATGAAAAACGATATATCCTTGAACGGCCGATTCTTTGTAGGCGGAGATGCCTCATTCAATAGCAATGTGTGTATTAAGAGTGATCTTTCGTTGAATAGTCGACTGTCTGTAGCAGGCGATGTGTCTATGAATGGCAATCTGTATGTGAAAACGCAGGTATTGATCAATAAAACATCGAGTTCGTCCATATACAACTTGGATGTGAACGGAAACGTGCAAGCAGCTACCTACAATGCAGTATCCGATTATCGTATCAAGAATAATGTGCAACCGCTTATTAACGGAACCTATAAAGTAGACGAGCTAAATCCTGTCTCTTATATTAACAAGATCACGAATCGTCAGGATATCGGTTTAATTGCTCACGAAGTGCAAGAACACTTCCCGTTTTTAGTGAACGGTGAAAAGAATGGCGAGGAACACCAATCTGTCAATTACGTCGGGTTGATTGGTCTCTTGATTCATGAGATCCAACAATTAAAAGCCCGCGTATCTGAATTAGAACGCAAAAATGCATAAAATTTCGACGATTATGATAGAATTTCATGAATTATATCATATACAAATTATTAAATTATTTCTTAAGTATAAGATGGATAATAATCCGATTTACGCTATAGCGGTTTTTAATGACGGCATAAAGGGTGTTGTTCGATTTACAGAAGATTTGGAGAATAAGCAAATAAGAATTGATTTAAATCTAAAAGGATTAGGCAAAAATAGTTTACATGGATTTCACGTTCATGAAGCCGGTGATTTAACTGATAAATGCACGAGTATGTGTGCTCATTTTAATCCACATGGAAAGACACATGGATGTCCTGGTATGAGAGAAAGACACGTAGGCGATTTAGGGAATATCAAAACAAATTCAAATGGTGAAGCAAGATATACTTTTTATGATAATATTATTAAACTTCGCGGATCCAAATGCAATATTATTGGTAGGGGGTTGATTATTCATCAGGATGAAGACGATTGTGGCCAAGGAGGAAACGCAGAAAGTATGAAAACTGGAAATGCTGGAAAAAGAATTGCATGTGCGGTTATTGGCTATTCCAAACAGAATTTTACACCTTTACCCCCGGAAAAGATTATTCTATAATGTTAAAAGCCCGCGTATCTGAATTAGAACGCAAAAAATGCATAATCAAGCGAAAGGTTTATTGAATTATTCCCACAATTCAATAAAGACAGAATCGACCGAAATCGGAATATGCAGTCAGCCATAGCCGGTTGGATAACATGAAATGGCGTCATTCACATATTACATACACATTCGGGTTTATCCGCGAAAACCCTTTTTAAACCCCTTGGGCACAATTTGTTGTTGGCTTTTTGTGCCGGTGCGTCAGGGCTTTATCCGCTTTCTATGACCAAACTCCTGCTGATTTTTGGCGATAACGACCGAGTCATTCTGCGAATATTGTTTATTATATTTATTTTTGTGTGGTGTAAAGTTGGAATCCTCATCCTCGTCATCATCTAAAAAATCGGCTAAACACGCTTTCCGCGAATAGGCTCGGCCTGCACAGGTCGGGATTTCGGGCATGATACATAAATATCATGAACTATATTTATGTATTTTTACGCTCTTCAATATATGCAAACCTAGAGACACCGTCTGGCGATCTACGCCACATGCATAATATATCCTCTTGATGAACACATGCATTGATAATCACTCGATTCAGAACGGTTCAGCGCACATCTGCACTTGGCATTTGCGGCCGTTTTTCTATCGCGCCAATTTAATGGCACGGGTTGGCATAACACACCGGTAAGTGGGACGCGATTCGGTCGCGTATTTGTGCCACTGCATACGGTGAAAGTGGGGCACGACGAGACGGTTTGTTGAATACCAAAAACCACTTGTTTATTCGAAGGAACGATACGATTTGTCGTGGGCTTGCTGTTCACAATCGTATTTTCGAGCGAATATTGTTTAAAATCGAGCAAATTTTTTTCAGAAAAAACAGGATATAATGTGCTATCATTATAAAGGACAGTGGCAACGCGCTTCCTTTTCAGATAATCACTTTGAGACATGGGAAAATAAAGATCTATATATAACAATAACATTTTCTAAACTAGCGAACCTTTTGAATAATTATACACCGCAACTGATATTTTATTTGGTCGAATACGTCGGTTTATGCCGGACGAGAGGATGTGGATCGAAAATATTGCATCGGATCCCACGCCAAATTATGGAAGACCCAATATTGTAGGATCCCATACATCAGGAGGGCGAACCCGGCACCAATAACAGATCCAACAAACAATTGTTTTAATGAATGCTGTCGATAACTAAATCGCTGAAATAGGGTTAATGTGGCAATACTCAGATCAAATAACAACCAACCAACAGAACGCAATGCCAGAAACGAATAAGTGAGAGTCGAAAAGACGGACTGAGCATGGCTAGACGGCATTCCATAATGATGATGGTTTGTATAATCTTCACCGATAATGCTGACTCCCCCGTCAGGTCGTTTTTCGCGAATCCAGTCTTTTAAACGGTGATTTAGACCCGCACTTGTGCTAAACACCAGAAGATAGGTCCACAGGTATCTAGGGGTGTAGAATAAACGTATGCAGGTAGTAAAAAACAATAGGATGGGTCCAAAGAATCCAATCATATCTACTATCGATTTCATATCACGAACATGATCAAACATATTTTTCAATTATATAATTGATCAGAAAATAGAAAAGAGGTAATTTCCAACGGAGAAATCAAACAAGCTAAACGGACATCACTTGCTCGGATTAAGTTTGTTTAATTGTTCGCAAATGAGAGAAAACGACCAGTTTGCGTTATTTAAATCAACAAGGTCTCCGCGATCATTCACTAATCGAACGGTCATACGGTGAATATTCACCGGACCGAAATAGAAGCGTTCTTGGTTTTGCAAGGAGCCGCCGTAATCAACATAGGCCGAACCGTTGAGAAGACCGCTGGATTTGATCGGAACGATCCCAAATATGTCGCTCACATAGGGTCCAGATCCGTAAGAAGCCGTGCTAATTGACGTGCCAATCGAATTTTTTGCGCCGACAGAATTCACGGCAACGTTTGCGGCATAGGTTTGTGCCGCGGTTTGTCCAGTATTGCTCGAATTAAAAATGCGATTACCGGTGATGGGGTCGCACACAAATTCGGATCGAGACGCATATGAGGGCAGTGGAATCGACGAATCGACATTTGTAATGGTGACTAATCCATCGTTCAACCGGTTTTGGTTATAATCGTCCAAACAAATCAGGAAATAATTATATAGATTGGTGCTGACCCCGGTGTCGCCATAGATGAGAATGCGACCCGCGCTATCCACGGTTTTAATCGTAGTGGATTCATTTTCGAATGTGGCGGACAAATCGTAGGAAATATATTTACGAAATCCCATAATCCATCCAATCGTAGTATCCCAAGTGGTATTTCGAACACTAGATGCACCGGTAAAACAGGTAGTGAAACTCACCTTGTCGTAAAAAACCATATTATAATCCGACGAAGTGTATGCGCGCTTCGCGCGGAATGTGATGCGCAAATAGGCGTCTGTCGTATTCTCACTACCCGGCCGGCCATAGATAATATCAAACCGCGTGCCCGTTATATCAGTTTTCGACGTGGTCGCGCTAGTTTGAATTCGATGGTTAATCGCAGTAATCAGCTGGTTTCGCGAATAAGTTCCGGCATCGATACGGATAACCACGTTATTCGCTCCGTCGCTGCTACTCACCCCATTCTCGTTGGCAATAATAGAGATCGTGTCGTTGATCCCGGAGATGATTTCAACCGGATTTGTCTGCGTCAGATTAGTCGCTGCAGAGAGGATAACCGTATTCGTGATAACATTGCGAGTGTAAATAGTGGATTCCGTATTTAATAATGGGAATGGGAGATCTACCATGCTAGCATCCATAAACAGATTTGTTTTCCACGACGAGTTCCCACCCACTGACTTAAATTGTATTGTGTAGTTCGCAGGAACCAGCGTCTTATTGACAGCCGGGGACAGAGTCGATACAAAGTTTCCGCCGCTGATGGTGAACGGAGAGAAACTAAATCCTTGGAAAGTTTTCAGGTTCGATGCGGCATCAATGTAATTATTAAATGCATTGTTAATCAGGTTAGCCACTTGCTTGACATCGTAAAAATCGGAAACCAAATCCGATGGAAAGGTGATATTGTAAGAAACATCCTGGTTTGATTTGTATATAACGTTGGCAATGGTTTGATTTGGCGATATTTGTATAGCACCGATGGTCGTAGGAAGCGAAATTGAATAAGAAGCCGCAATGTTCTGAATGATCGGGGATCCCGAAAACGAAATATCGTAGACGCTATATAAAACACTATCCGTTAGATCCAGAATAAAATCGGATTGTGGAAAGGTCTTGTTCATAACAACATTCATCTTAAAGATTTCGTCATCAATATAAGCATACGTTCCAGCAGCAGAGGCATTTAAATACCCACCATGGGTAGAATCAAACGCCGAAATACTGTTGTTGATCAGAGATAAATATGCATCGAGGGTATAGTCAGCACTCGCAGAAGATAACAGGTTCAATGAAATATCATTGTTGGGAGTATTAAAACCAGATAGAACACATTTAAACTCAATATAGGGACTATCGACCACCGAATATGTTTCGTTAATTAGCACAGTCGGAACATCTGAAATGATTCGATTTACTGGATGAACCGCGATATTATCAAATTTAAAACAGGACGTTTCGCCGGTCCACAGAGAAGGCGTGGTTTGCGGAAAGACCACAAAGGTTTGGGTATTTTGCGTAATAGAAACTTTAAATCGGTTTGGTTTGATTTTCATTTCGAAATAAGAAGTCGTGCTCGCCGTAGTATTTCGAACGTCAATATTCGTGCGTTGAATATACGAATCTACTAACAGCGGCGACGCTTGGATTTGAGTATTTAAATTCGCCATGATCGCTGCTCGACTATAGGATAGGTCGCTCGGTAGAGAAAGAGAGATATTAAACGACAAGTCAATGGGCGACGTTCCATGTGTATACGTATCCGTTCCGCTATACAGAACAATCGTAGCGTATTTATTGCTATTATTAACGAAAAAGAGCTTGGAACTATCTGTATTTAATGAAACGTCTTCAAAAATCGGAGCAGAATGGATGGTATTGGCAGAATAGGCATTCGTTTGAAATCCAAGATAGGCGGGAATACTGATATTGCGCGATGAATCGAGAAAATACGGGCTGGACCATCCACTAAATAGAATCGAATAACTGCTTTCATTATAGGACTTCGAAAGATCGATCGTCGTCGTGCACAAAGAATTATTGGAATTATACGCGATGGCGGTATTTCCCATACTCGTATCGTAATTTGTGGAAGCAATTGTCCGAATGGATTCATTTACTGTGGCAATTAAATTGGTTGGAGTATAATTTCCAGGCAAGATCTCCACTTTAACATCGTGTAAACTATTGTCAATACCTGCGGTGCGTCCCTTAAAATAAAACAGGTTATTGCCGAAGGCACTGCCGATAGTATACCACGTGTAGGGTATTTGAATTGAATACAGTCGAAGCGAAACAACATCCTTGAGCGGTTCGGACAAATTAAATGTGAATTCGGTCGATATCTTTGTTTTATCACTGCGATATTGGCTATCGATACTAACGACTCGCGTAGTCGTTTGTTTAAGAATCGGATTTAATATACCCTGACTATAATCCAGCTGTTTAGTATAGCTCACTACCGTCGGCGGCGGTTTGCTATCATTCGTCGCAGGCGGAGTGGTTTTGGTTTTCAACATGTTAATTTCGCTATTCAAGTCATCCAAATTTTTCTGTCCGCTAGCTTCCCATTCTGCGTTAGTGGCGTTTTTAACCGGCGGGTCGGTGGACTGATCATTTTCCGAAAAAAAATGAGCGTATATGTTTTTATACAAGTTGTATAACTGCTTCTCGTTGGTGTTATTCTTCGCATTTTTAAACTTAGAATATTGCGAAATTAATAACGTTAGCTTCGCCTCGAGCAGTTGATCCGAAGGATTGTCTAGACCCAATAATTGATACAATTCTTCGTCGGTGTAAGCAGAAGCGATATCGTCCGTCGTGTCCGGGTTTTCATCATCATAGGTGCGCTGAATACTGTCGGACACTGTCTTATCTGGAAAAAAGTATTCGTAGATATCTAAAAAGAACTTCGCCATATTCTTGGCTTCTTTTGAATTGCTGTCCTGGCCCGGAGCAATATTGGAAAACTTTTGGATTTGTTTTAATACGGCGTTGGCGAGTTTTTGATCATTGTTCTCGATACTTCGATTAAAATTATCGGGTAAACCTAAAATATCATATAATTCGGTTTGCTCGTAGTTATTTATGTTATATAAATCATCTCCCGTTGCGTTTAGAGTCGACGATGGATCCATGGAAATCGATATTTTTGCACTTTATATTACACGGATACAAACTTTATATAGTATTTGTCATAAAAAAACTACATCGACCGTCCAACAATACGCGTAGACACCTACGCACAATTGATCGTGGCGATTGTCTTAAGCCGACGTTTAAACATATCCACGATAAACTGCATTAAATCGAGACGCTGTAGACAACGATAGAGCATGTCAACTGGGAACGATTTCAGTCCTTGTCCCCTTTTCATATGTTTATTTCCAGTAAAACATAAAATGTCGAAAACGGTGAACACGCGGTCTTCCTCGGTAGACATTTCCGACCGATCAATTCTCGTTTTTCCACTAAACATATATCGGTTGTAATTGCGATTTTCATAGACAGTATGTTTATTGATATAAGGATGATTACGAACCATGCCAATTCCCATAATTTTGTTTGTATCGTTATTCATTTCTAAAATAAACATGATTGCGTTGGGGGGGATCGACATTGAAATAGGATCGGGCGAACAATATACGCATCCATAGTTCGGATGCGCCCGACGAAAGTTAATATTTTCGTTCCATGTATGATTGTTAAATCGAGACGTTAATAAGAAGTGCCTGAACACCTGTTTATATTCCCGTAGCCGTTTTAGAAATATTTTTTTATGGGTCGGCACGAGTATAGTAGTCATTGTTAAAATTTACATGTAGTTTATGAGCGAGTAAAAATATCAATTTTTCACAACAACATAAAACAATATCTGTATGTATGTTATCAACGGTATACAAATGAGTAGTATAAATGCTCGAAAGCCACTAACAAATTTAAGCGATTCCGACTCATCGTCGAGTAATTCGAAATTGTCTGATACGATGGTGTCATATCCCGTATCTGACACAAATAAAGTAGTTATCGATATCCATAATACGGATCAAGTTATCATTGAAAATATTCAAGAGGAGAAAAGTTTGATTGATTATACGGAGAATCGTATCGCTAAGCGTCGCAGCAAGGAACCGGCCGCATTAACAAATGTTCATATACAGCTAGCAATGGATGACGACGAATTCGAAAAAGATTATATTCGATGCGATAGTCCGATAACCATATCAAATTATGGAAGTCGCAATGGAAGTAATCCGGGTAGTTCGCACAACAGCGATTTGGAGGACAATGAAGAACCGCCACGTGAGCGGGAAACCTTGCGCAGTCCGATCTCATTATCGGATATTGCAACGATTCGCGAGGACGGAAAATGTGAAATAAAACCGAAACGTAAATCTGAACCACGAAGTAAAAATACGCATTATAAACAGTTAGCTTACCGAGACATTGAAAAAACAGTGGATAAGTATTATGAACAGAGTCAGACTGATAATAAATTTTCAAACGAGATCGATATTTTGACAACGTATACAAAGGGACAAAAGAATTTATATATTCAATCGAAGAACTTCTCTCAATTGCGTCTGAATGCATTGATGATGCCGTCGATTCTCATAACGGGTGCAATAACCATTCTCTCGCCGTTTATAACATGTGAAAGCTCGAATAAAGCGATCATAACGATATTGAATGGAATTGCGGCCCTCTTCATTTCCATGATTAATTATTTAAAATTGGAGTCTGCCACGGAAATGTATTTACAAATGGCGACCCATTATGACAAGTTAGAAACCATGCTGGAAATAACCGGTAGTAAACTGATTATGCTCGATAATGACGCCGATAAGCGGGCATTAGTATTGGGTAAGATACAGGACGTAGAGCAAAAAATAATTGAAGCAAAGGAGACCAATCAGGTATTAATACCGGAACAGATAAAGGCTCTGTTTCCTATCATCAGTCATATCAATGTGATATCGTTTCTTAAAAAAATGGAAACTCATAAACAGACGCTCATTTACAGATTGAAGGATGTTAAAAACGAGATACGATTCATCTTGTATAAATGGAAAAAAGAAGGTGCCGCTGCCCCGAGTATTGAAAGGACGCGCGAACAGAAGCGTCTGGATTTTTTATATGGCATAAAAGATAATTTGAAGATCGAAATACGCGATTACCGAAGTGTATATGGACAGCTCGATGAGATTATTACACGGGAGATCAATGGCGCAGAAAAAAAGATCAACGTGTGGGGAATATGGTATTTATGTTTTTGGAATTCGATGCAGTCAAAGGCGAATATTAAGGGAGTGAACCCCATAGTGGATAAATATTTTCATTTCATATTTGCGGATGAGTAGCGACGATTTTCCAATACCATGGCATATTATAGACTAGTTTAATAGACCCAAACTCAGATAATATTTGTTGGATTTTATTGGAATGACTGTTATTGTTATCCCAGGCGATTTTGATAATGATCCGTTTTTGTGTAGGATCGTTGCGCAACGGAATTTCTGTTATATGCCGAATATTGCCGGCTTTCAATTCTGAAATTTTCTGATAAATAAAATCTTTTGAGATGGATGATTCCACCCGAGGAATGCAAATAGAGGCGATATTTGGCATGACAATTAACTTTCATAACTAGCTACCGCGAAAATCAATTTTACGAACAAGATGCCGCACACACTCAATACGTATAATTTGATATTGTGTAATATCAAATTATTCCCATGAATTACACCAAGGGTGTAATGCTGTCTCGAGTAAGAAAACCGGTAGAGGATTTATTTGTTAGATACATTTATAAGATGCGAGATGAATTGATATAGGGTGTTATATCCTACACATCGTTGGGTTGGCAGTTTCGAGACAATAAGTACATGGGACAACTATTTAAGTTGTTTGTGGGTTTGAAATACTAAAATGAAATATGTCCAAGATATAAATTGGTATGGATTCGGAAGAAGAAGATTTAGTCGCAGGAATCGATACTTCCTGGATTCGGACACAAGAACGATTGCAGAACATGAATGCCGGGTATTTTCGAGAACCGATGGAAGAAATCGAGGTAAAATACATTTATATTAATCGAAATCAATACATTGAAAATGTAGTGTGTGAAAAACAGGCGCTCATCGTGGATGTATCCGGGTCGGTCTCTCGAATATCAGAGGATATGATGATAAAAATGATTCAAAACCGAAAGCTACGAACCCCGACGTCGAAATACAAGCTGGAAGAAGTAATAACATATGTGGTAGATTTAGAACCAGAAGAGATACATGCTTATGCAATCACACCAGACATTGTATCGGCATCCAATCGGTTTCGCAGGCCGATGCGAATCGTCGGGGAATTATGTATACCGACTTCCATCTTTATCTTTCATAATGTCAATACAATCTATTTTATATTCCACGAAGTGGAGATAGAAATGAATCGACAAACCGTGAAACCGATTCTAAAAACATCTTCAGAAGAGAAGAATCGAGAACCTGACAAGAGATCGACGAAAAAGGTCCGAATTTATGATCAAAATGCGCGATTAGAGAAAAGGCGCAAAACAAAACAGACCCGAAAACATCGTATCACCTAACCCAAACTGTTGTAAAACTATATAAATATTATTCTGCTAGTTATATAGTTGATCCAGGATAGCATGATAATAAAAAACGTGATGAGAGACGGGTTGTTTCCGGAATTACCCATGGTATCTCCGAGTAATCAAATCGAATCTAAAATTGTGCAATGTTATTTCAATCTTACCAGAATAACCGAAATACATCCAGTTTATCTGTGTTTGGTAGATGTTCTCGAACAAATTAAAACGGAGATGCATTGTCATCCCATCCCCTGTATGGAATATCTAAACATGCTCTATCGAATGATTGGGCATACGCGCGATATTCACGACGGGAAGGGAGAGCGAGTGGCTGCATATACAATGTTGATGGCATTCCATAAAGTATATCCGACATTGGCTGCGCATGCTTTACACGCATTTTTATTTCCGGATGCAGACGGTGAGCCGCAATATGGTTCGTGGCGAGACATTGGACCGTTATGTGAGTTTTTAAAGACGCATTCTAAGGAGCAAGAGGAGCACTCTTTGATCGCGTTCATGGTAGAATGGGCAAACCACCAATTAACGATAGATAATAACTATTGGAAGTATGCGGAGATCTCGCGCAAAGCAAAATCATCGGCGATTTCTAACGTATCTAAGTGGATTCCGCGAGAAAAAAAACAATATGGATGGTTATTCGATCGTTTATATGTTCGCTGGGCAGAGGAACATTACCCCTACATCATAAAAACCAACCACTCCGCTGACTCTCATATTCGCGCGCATACAAAATGCAAGCAATTATATCGAAAGACAATTGCCAAATTAAATCGGGCATTAGATACCGCTGAAATCAAGATGTGTGCTCAGCAGTGGCATAATATCGAACCGAAAACGATTCGTATGCATACCTACGTGAAACATACGCAATTATTTACCGATATAGAAACAAAGCCCGATAAATCGGGGGTAGAAGATAATCAATCGCGAAAGCAAATATGTGCATTGAAATATAAGATTTTTGAACCATCTTTGCAGCCGAATTCGATCACATCCGCGTTTTTGCCAGTTGGATATATGATTCGGCGCGCGATTCAGTTGAATGAGAATAAAACAAACACCGACGGTCGACTGCGAGACGCGGATGAGATGAAATATTTAAATGCACAGTGGGATAAAATGAGTAGTGCCGTTGGATGGGGGAATTATTCGTATATGCTACCGATCGTAGACGTATCGATAACCATGTGGGATAATGAAGATACTGGGATATACACTGCGATTGGATTCGCAATCATGATTGCAATGAGAAGTGGTCTTCAAAACCGAATCATTGCCATGGACCGTTGTGCGACATGGATTGCATGGGATGAGTCCGCGAATTTTGTCAAAATCGTCGAAACAGTTATGTTGGAAATCAAAACGATGCAAAAAACATCGGTTAACCTAAAAAACACATTCGATCTAATAACCGATGTGATCTCGAGTTCTGGATCGTCCCCGCGATTTATCGACGAGATCACCCTGATTATTCTTAGCGACTATCAAAACGGAATGTTGAATGAAACTATACAGGAGAAATACATTGATGCAGCTATTATTTATTGGAATATGGGATCTACTTATAAGGATCATATTATAAATCCATTGGATTGGAAAAACAAATATGTGTCTGGGAATTCGACGGTAACACTGAAAACGGTGTTATCGGTGGACCGAACCGACAGTCCGTATGACTGTGTTCGTAAACAGCTGGAGAGCACCCGGTATGACCGGTTATCGACATATCTAACTACAGTGAGTAGTATGCGTGGCCGTAGCAAGTAGATCTAATTCGTTATTGTATTCCCCGATTGCGCGGCGTTTTTCAAACGATTAGATAAGCTGCGAATTTTATCACATGAAAAATCGTCGTCCGCTGGACTATTCGGTGTGGATGGACCTGCTTGTCCGAAATCAATCAGCGCAATCTTAATATTTTCGGCATTGCCATGTTTTTGAATAAAGATATTTCCAACGTTCAAATCGCCATGATGAATCCCATAGGTATTCAAACAATTATTCGCATCATTTATTTTATTGGCAATCGTTTCACAATTAAACACATTCTCTGCACTTTTAAGCAAATAATCGCGCAGACTGTCGTGGTTAATCTTCTCCATAACAATACAGAAAATATGAGTAGCCGGGGTTTCGTCATCCCCTTTTTGAATATACTTACCGTATTGGAAAACCTTTGGAACTTGAACATCGCAAACGTGTGAGGCGGAGATAAAATAGGCGGCACTCTGTATGAATACTTCATATGCAAATACCACATCTAGACTATCGTTTTCATAATGATACATTTTGATCACCTGTTCATTCGGAAGATATTTATGTAAGAAAACGCGGGTTTTGAACTCATGAACGCCGTTTGTAAGCTGACGTGCGCTCACATGTTTGTTTTCATCCACGAGTTCATCGCCGATAATTTGAGTGATCTTGAGCATATTGATCGGATCCATGGGTCTAACTGCGTTTTGAATCCAAGTGATATCTTCATCACCTAAATTTTTACTAACAAAAAAGTCATTTTGTGCGCGTTTTTTGTCGGCCTCTTTGTTTTCGTCATACCCCGTATTGATTTTATCGATACTCAATGTGAGCTTCGGTCGTTTCGATTTGAAATCCGTTCCCCCCGAAAAGCCCATTGTATTGGATCGTTTTTTACGACTAGATACAGATTTTTTCTTAGATAAAGACCGTTTATTTTTTTTCGTATTTTTTCGATTCTGTTTACCCATTATATATTATGCCAGAAAAGAAGTCGCGGCGGCTACATGTTTTGATATAGTTCATTTTCGCGGAGTAATGTTTTGCGTTTAGTCGCGGCTATTTTGCGAGTTCGTATCATAATCTGTTCTGGAGTGCGGAATAATCGTAAAATATTCTTTTGTAATTGTTGATAGGGTTGTTTGTCAACACGGTTAAATAAGCGATAGGTTGCCGTCATCGTATTGTCCACACTATCTCGTATGTCAGGTGGAGCCAACACAATCTTTTTCAACATAGCAACGAAATCATTAGTTATAGCATTTAATCCAAAATCCGAAATCATCTGTAAATAAATGCATGCAAGAGAATAATTATCCCAAGTTTTCCAATGTGCCAAAAGAGCATCGCTGACCATTTTCCAGGTAGGCGCAGTAAACATGTTGCCGCCTAATATTTTACGCAAATAGGTGAGCATGTCTACTTTAAATTGCTGTCGTTCGTCATTTTGGAAGACATCCGTATGCAGAAAGTTGCTTTCGATGAATTGATTCAGAATCGGTTCCAGTTCGGCTATGGAAACGGGGTTTGTCAAAAAATCGGGATTGGACCTCGACTCCTTTGCAATATAGCAAAGGATGCAGATATCGATACACCATGGGTCATAATCCGGAGCATAGGCAAAAAAGGCATCTTGTAGTCGGAAATTCTCAGAAGAAAACTGGTCTGCCATCACTGAAACCCCAAAATCAATCAGGATCGGACGGCCCGTTGTATCTTTGCACATAATATTGTTTTCTTTCAAATCGAAATGAATCAACTCGAGCGAAATCAATTTATTCAGAGAATTCAATAAAACGACATAACTGGCAAGGAGCCGCTTGAAGAACAGGGGAACGTTCTCAACACGATCCACGTTTTTCTGAAAATAATCGACTAATGTGTTTGAACCCACATAACGAATCTTGTTTGTCTCGTATTGTTGATTGCGTTGTTCGTCGGTTTGAAGAAAATCGCATTGTCTGATTTCTTGGATATTAATAACAGCAAGTTGCACGTCGCACGATTTAATAACGGGGGCAAAATAATGTGAATATCGTGTTAATGTCCGTATTTTCTCGCCGACTTTTGTCTCGTTCTCCGAAGTGCGTTTCTTAAGCTGGATTTTTGATATATATCGCTGCGATTGTTCAATCTTGCCGGAACACGATAAGCTGGGTCGGAAGACACAACCATAACTTCCCTGGTTGATCAAATGGATTGAGCTACTCATAATACAAATAGGTGTATAGTCTTTGATATATAGAGACATATTTTGAGAACAGTAAACACAAAAAAAAGAATCACGACCACGCTAAAATAGATTATCAGCTAAAGGAGAGAAGAGGTGCGAATGAGGTAGAATCTGTTTTTGTATGTTTTTTTGAACTTGGCGATCGTATCGATCATATTATTTTCAATGGTTTCGTCGGACCCTTTATAATTTGTTCGAACGTGATGAACGAGGAGTTCTTGATTTTCCTCGCAAAATCGTTGGAAGCTATCTGCCGGGGCAATAACTTCTATGTTCGAAAGATCATGGGTTGAAGGAATCGACATATGCTCTCGTATATGTGCATCCATCACGTGCAGAATGGACTTCGGCAACCCTTGATATGCTTTGCGCTCCGCCGGTGCGTCTGCCTTGGTCTTTGTTCGATAATAGTAGCGAGAACTTAGGAATAATTTGTTGACAATATCTCCGACAAATCCAAGCTGTTGTAGTCGTGTTTCTTCTTCTAATATTTGTTTACGGATAGGTTCCGTCTCAATCCATGCAGTCCATGCTTTTTTATAGGTTTTGCGATCATCCAGTTGATGTAGTTTTGAAAATTCCGACAACGTTTCAATAATGGAGGGTGCAAAGACAAACCGATGCGGTTTGATGACCCGGCGTGTCTCCGAAATAGTATTATCCATGGTGATAGGATTTAATAAATAAGTTATTGTGGTATGCTGCGAGTCAAAACAATTCAATTTTATGCGATGTCTCGGCCGGTATTTGAAGCAACAATATATTTGGGTCAGAACGAATATAAAGATGTCCCCTATGTATAAAATGTGTGTGTATGTGCAAACTGTAAATAATGTATATCATGTCGTTGCACCTGTAGCTCAGTTGGTTAGAGCATTGGTCTTATGAGCCAAGGGTCAAGAGTTCAACTCTCTTCTCGTGCACGTATACCTGCATGAATGGCCGAGTGGTCTAAGGCGGTGGACTTAAGACCCACTATCGATTGATGCGAGGGTTCGAACCCCTCTTCATGCACATAGGTTTTGAATCATTTTCCTTAAAAATTCATGGCACCGACGGAAAACGGCTGTATTTAATTATGCCCTCTTAGCTCATCTGGTTAGAGCATGTCTTTAGTAAAGACAAGGTGGAGAGTTCAAGTCTCTCAGGGGGCTGAAAATGTCCGAAAAATTCAACAGGCTCGGGCATAACGGAATGAGTTTGCCGAAAAGTTACTCGATTGCTCTTATAGTGTAGTGGTTATCACTTAGGACTTTGATAAGGGGTAAACTCTTAAAGCATATCCTAAAACCTGAGTTCGAATCTCAGTAAGAGCTTATAACAAAAACAAAATAAAAATTTACGGAATGAGTTTGCCGAAAAGATACTCAATGCTTCTGTAGCTTAGTTGGTAAAGCGTAAGGCTGTTATATGATGGTATCATTGCCATTATGCAAAGACCTTAAGATCCCCGGTTCGAGTCCGTGCAGAAGCGAATTTTTACACATAATATGGAAATACTTATTATGTGTATGATTATAGAATATATCCCTATTTCCAATGATATCATTCGAGCGAAACATATATGCTTGATGTTGTTGTGCCTATGTATTTTGAGGCTTCTTTACCACCATAATTGTCCACCTAATCCATATTTATTCAATAGCGCTTCATAGTATGGCCATACTTTCTCAACGTCTATTTTGTTATCACTACTCTTTGTATACAAATCAAAAACATTGAATTTTTTAACCCATTCTTTCATCACAGCATCCTTTTCATTACATAAATGTTCATATGCATTATATGTATGCCAAGAATATGCTGAATGATATCGAACCATAGCCAATCCTTCGTCCGGAATAAGCGCCTTATTCGCAACTAACATCCGATACATATATTCATCATGTCCCCAAGAAAATTTTAGGTTATCAAGACCACAATGCGGATAATATATTCCATATTTGGTATGATACAATTCGTTTGACATATCTTTATTCAAATGATTAAATTCCGAAAACACAATTTGTTCCGGAATTGCGCAACCACAGACGAATGTATCGCCGCCCAATGACCATTGTTGTCCACGATGATCATATCCATTCTGTCCGTCATCATCTGTTCCCCATAAAAACATTATTTTCCCAACATCATGTAATAATCCAACCAATTGAAACCATTCTGGATGCCCAGCATTTCGAATACCTTCTGCTGTTTGCAATAAATGAAATAAATTCGGAATTTCCAAATCCGGGTCAGACGCATCTACGTATGATTCAAGTTTATGAAATGCCTCTAAAATCGTCATTTTTTTGTGTGGGTCATCAAATGTATATTTTGCCGCCATTTTATCATAATGTGCAACAGTTTGGTTGCGTCGCATATTCAAATAATGTTCAACTACACGAGGTGTTGCATTGTCATAATTGCGAAATTTATCAGCGTCCATAAATTGGATATAGATAATAAGTTGCATTACGCCGATAACAATTTCTCACAATTCCCTAATGGAAAGTCCATTTGCAAGCACAAACAATACATTTGTTTTGTATTTAGAACCTATTTTGAATTCATATTTTCAGACATATCAGAACGTGATCACGGTTAGTTCGATGCCATCAGGACCTATCGCCGATCTGGTAGCCCCCATGCCATTCGACGATTTGTCGCCGTTTCAGTCGGGCAGCAAACCCAGTTGCACGATGGTTTTATTGAGGTATCCCAAAGGAGGGGGTGTTTTCAGTAGAAAATGCCGCGATTATTTTATGACCGCCCATGATATTCCATCCGTTATTTCGTATTTGCGACAAAACGGCTACACAATAGATACGCAGCTTACGAATATGATCCAGAAATCAGCCATTGCCTTTGACGAAAACAATGATCATTATTTGTCCGGTAATAAAAAAATGATATGTGTTTGTTCATATCCATGAATAAATGGAATAAACAGAATTTCTATCTATAACATAATAGAATGATGTATGATGTTATTATTTTAGGAGGCGGAATCGCAGGGATGAACTGCGCCTATCAATTACTTAAAAAGTCGCCGAATGCGCACATATTGCTACTGGAAAAGGACACAACATTAGGCGGACGAATATACACGGCCCATACGAGCTATATGGATGTCGAAGCCGGTGCGGGTCGATTTCATAGCGGGCAATTACATACAATAAAACTCATCCGCGATTTGGGATTGATATCACGCATGGCGCCGATTACCAGCAACGCATCTTATGCAGATGGATCTGGTAAATTTATAAGCTCTGTTTTGAATCCGTCTATCACGGAAAAAACGATCCCTCGGAAAAAATCCATAGTGTCGACAATTGCGACCAACACGTTCCCCGACGTGGAGCCAACCATCATGGCAATGGTAGACCATTTATTTGGAAAAGAAGCTTTACCAAACGCATGGCTAATCGCCAAAATCGTTATCGGAAGTTATCTCGAGGAAGAGGAAACCCTAATGAACATCAGTTTATTGAATTTTGCGAAAAAGATTTTGAATGAAGCAGAAGTAGAATTATTACAGAATTCGTTTGGCTATTATTCAGAATTGGTTATTATGAATGCGAAGGATGCACTTCATTTGATTGTAGCCCACTTAACGCCGCAAAATGCGTTTTATGTTTTAAATGGCGGATTATCGCAGTTGATCACGAAGATGGAATCCTTTATTTTGAAACATATGCATGCTCGTATACTAAAAAACCGACAAGTCAACCATATTCGACACATTACATGGAAAGGAGAGGACATGTTTGAAATTAGTTGTAGCAATGTTAATACGATTTATTACGGAAAGCAATGCATATGTGCATTGCCTAAATCCGTCGTTGAAAATATCGGTTATTTTAGTCGAATATCGCCAATGCTATCCAAAATCAAATGTGCGCCGCTGTGCCGTATATACTCGAAATTCCCCACGCAGGATACAAATTTGGATGGGAAAAAAATATATGGCCCTTGGTTCAAAGGATTGCCGAAATTAACCTCCAATAGTAATCTTCGAATGGTTATTCCGATGAACGAGAGGAATGGGTTAATCATGTCGTCATATAGCGACAATAAATTTGCCAAATTTTGGAAACGATTATATGATAAGGAAGGGGAATCCGGAGTCAACCGCGAACTAATACGACTGTTGCATAAAAACACGGGACGAATCATTCCGATGCCGATTAAAACCGAAGTCTATTATTGGGATTGTGGGGTAGGCTACTGGGGAGTCGGAGCAGACAGTGCCAAAATAGCGAAAGCATTGATCCAACCCTATGGCGAATCGGTGGCGATGTTTTTATGCGGTGAACATTATTCGGAAAAGAATCAGCAATGGATCGAGGGTGCACTAGAAACGAGCATGAATGTAGTTAGTCGGATAACCCTATAGTTCGCAAAATATTATCTATCTTTATGGTAGAATGCATCAAGAAACCGTTCCGATTCGATACATACCGCCGCATTTATCAAAAAAAGATAAACTGGACCAACAGAAGATGTTGAAACGATCAAAAAAATTATACAAAAAACACATTTATTATACTCGAAAGCAGCTACCGTCTTACCACAATAAACGATCGAAACATCTGAAACATGCTGAGGAAATATATCATGTTCGTAATATAACGCCGAACAAGCAACTGTCGATCGCAACTGGGTGTTCTTTAGAGGCGCTGAATAAAATTGTCGAAAAGGGCGAGGGAGCGTATTATTCGTCTGGATCGAGACCCAACCAAACACCCCAGTCATGGGGGTTGGCGAGACTAGCAAGCGCAATAACCGCTGGTAAATCGGCGGCAGTAGACTATAACATATTAGATAAAGGATGCGATCATCGCAAGACCGCATATCG